TGATTGCCCTGTTCTGTGCTGTATCCTTAATGGCATTGAATCCAGAGTCAAAGGCGGGCATCAATGACTTCCTATCAAACCCACTGGTGCTGTAGATGAGCGTATTTTACGCAATCCGAAACTTCTTTCGGGGGCCGGGCGCACCTGCAAGGGATGAGGGCGTGCAGTCGGGCCAGCCTGCCGTCTACGGAACCGCCCCCGCCGCCGAAGTCACCTTTGATACTGCCATGCAGATCAGCGCCGTTTGGGCGGCTGTAAGGCTGATTGCTGAAACCATCGGCTCCATGCCGTTCAACCTGTACCGGGTGGAGAACGGCGACCGAATCCCAGCTGAAGACCTTGACCTGCATCGGGTGCTGACCAAGCGCCCGAACCAGTACCAGACGACCGTGGAGTTCTGGGAATCCATGGCCCTGAACCTGGCGATCAGCGGCAATGCGTATGCCATCATCCAGCGGTCAGGCAGTCGTATCATCGGCTTGATGCCGGTGAGTTCGTCGCAAGTGGAGACTGAACTGCTGCGTGACGGCGCGGTGGTCCACAAGTATTACCAAGGCGCGGACGTTAAAGTGTACACAGACCGCACCATGTGGCACGTCAAGCTGTTCGGTAACGGCATTGTGGGGCTGTCTCCCCTCTCCTACGCCCGCAACAGTATCGGCATTGCCATCGCAGCTGACAACCGCGTTGGCGCGGTCTACAGCAACGGCGCAAAGCCCTCCGGCATCCTTACCATTGACAAGACACTTACCAGCGACCAGCGGAATCAGATCAAGGCCAATTTCAGCGGAATGGAGTCTGGCAACGAAGATCGGTTGTTTGTGCTGGAAGCCGGGATGCAGTACCACCAGATCAGCATGACGCCGCAGGATATTGAGCTGTTGAATTCCCGGCGGTTTCAGATCGAGGACATTGGCCGATTCTTTGGCGTGCCGTCGATCCTGCTAAACCAGACGTTCGGGCAGTCGAGCCTTGGCTCCAACGTCTACGAGATTGTGTCCGGCTTTTACAAGCTGAACCTGCGCCCGTATCTTGAGAAGTTCGAGGCCAGCATTCTCCGCTGGTTGATCGACCCCAACGACCGCACCACCTATGAAGCGCGGTTTGACTTTGACGCCCTGTTGCGTGCAGACTCAAAGACACGAACGCAGGGTTATCGGGAAGCGATCAACTCCGGCCAGATGACGCCCAACGAGGCCCGCCAGCTTGAAGGCCGGCCCGCCCTTGAGGGTGGCGATCAGCTATTGATTCAGGGCGCGATGATTCCGATTTTACAGGCCGGGGAAAGCCGGCAGTCTGCACCCGCATTGCCCGAAGAGGGAGAGAGCGATGGAGCATAAGAATCTACAGATTGAGGCGGTCAACCTAAAGTTTGCCGAAGAAGGCCGCAAGTTCAGCGGCTATGCGTCTGTGTTCGGCGGCGTTGACAGTTACGGCGATACCATCATGCCCGGCGCGTACAAACAGACCATCGGCAACCGTGAGCGCCCGATTCAGATGCGCTTCAACCATCTTCCCGGCGTGATCGGCAAGTGGACGCGAATTGAGGAAGACGAGAAAGGCCTGATTGTGGAGGGCGAACTGACGCCCGGCCACAGCAAAGCCGAAGACGCCTATGCCCTACTGAAGCACGGCGCAATCAGCGGCCTGTCCATTGGCTACCGGCCTGTGAAGGCGGTCGAGAATCAACACGGCGGCGTCGATCTGCACGAGATCGACCTGGTAGAGATCAGCGTGGTTGAGTCTCCGGCGGATATGGCGGCGCAGATTAGCGATGTGAAGTCTGCCATTGAGCAGGCTGAGACCCGAAAAGAATTTGAAGAGCTGCTGCGTAATGCAGGCGGCTTTTCAAGGGCTGATGCGAAGGCGCTGGTATCTCGCATCAAGTCCCTCGGCCATCGAAATGATGGAGATCCCGACAACGACTCTGCCGACATGGCGAGCATTTTCCAGCAACTTAAACTCTAATCAAGAGGAAGACTCCCATGTCTGACGAAATGAAAAAGCAAGTCGAAGAGGGCTTTAACTCCCTCAAATCCCAACTGGACGCCAAGCTGGCCGAGCATACTGCCGAAGTTGAAAAGTATGGCAAGGCTTCAACTGAGCTGACCGGAACCGTAGATGAGCTGTCTGCCAAGCTGAAAGAGATGCAGGACGAAGTGGCCGACGTGGCCCAGCGTCAGCAAGGTCTCCAGCCGCAGTACGAGCGTGCCAAGTCTGCCGGGGAGCAGTTCATCACTTCCGACGCCTTCAAATCCCTGGTAAGCCGGGACAAGGAGCGCGTGCGCTTTGAAGTGAAGAACACTGCTATCACCAGCGACCTGTCCGCCCTGTTCGCTGACGGCACCACCACCTTCCCGATGCAGCGCCCCGGCGTGATTCCGGGCGATTTCGCCCCTATCACCATCCGTCAGCGCATCCCGACCATTGCGGTCAGCACCAACGCGGTGAACGCGCTGCGTGAAGCATCGTTCACGAACAATGCTGCTGAGGTGGCTCAGGGCGCACTGAAACCTGAATCCGAAGCTGAGTTCGAGCAGTACAACGTGCCTATCCAGACCGTAGCGCACTGGATTAAGGTATCCAACCAGCTCCTGGCCGACGCCCCGGCGATCGCCAGCTACATTGACACCCGACTGCGTGACGGCCTCGCCCAACGCATCGAGCGTCAACTGCTGCTGGGCGACGGCAACACCCCGAACCTGTCCGGCCTGACCGACGCGGGCAACTTCACCGCCTATACCGCCACCTCTGGCGACAACCTGGCGGATGCCATCAACCGCGCCAAGTACGCCTTGTGGGCTACCGGCAACGCGCCTGACACCGTGATCGTCAACCCGGCAGACTGGTCTGCCATGGAACTGGCGCGCGAGTCTAGCGGCGGAGCATACCTGTACGGAACTCCGGGCACCAATGCCGGAACCACTCCGTTCGGTGTGGCGGTTGTAATGTCCAACCACATGACCCAGGGTAGCTTCCTGATCGGTAACTTGGCTGGCTCCGCCACCATTTACCAGCGTGAGGGAGCGACTGTGGAAATGGGCTTCGTGAACGATGACTTTACGAGGAATCTTGTAACGATCCTTTGCGAAGAGCGTCTGGCACTCGCGGTTGATCGTCCGTCCGGCATCTTGTACGGCGATATCACTGCAAGCTAATCCAGAGTATCGGATGAGAAGAGCCCGCCCCGTGCGGGCTTTTCTTTGTGTGCTACAATAATCCGGAGCAACAGGAGGCCACATGAAAACCTACATCGCCAAAAAGCCATTTAGCCATGACCAGCTTGGCCGAATCGAGAAAGATCAGAAGTTTGAAGCCACGGACGCCCAGATATCCCCGGTGAAGCGTTTTGTTGAAGAGTACGAGACCAAGGTACACCCCTCGGAGCCGGTGGCAAACAAACAACAGTCTGCATCGCCAGCGGCCCCAGTCTCACAGCCGCAGACTGCGAAGCGGTCAGGGCGTGGAAAGCGCAAGACCCGGACAGACGGCGAGTAATCGTCACGAACAATACGTTCATGCTGTGCCCTTGGGCAGATGCCTTGTACGCCATGGACAGGAAGTGGTGGACGGTGATGCGCTCCGAGGTTCAGAGCTTTAGAGGGCAGAAGTACAGCAGCGTTGGCAACATTCCCGGCGTCAAGATGACGCCAGCGGATCCGAAAGGCTTTAACTCTGGGGCAGGCGCTATCTTGCTGGCTAAATCTCTGGGGGCAGAACACGTGATCCTGCTGGGATACGACTGTAAAGAGGGCGCTGGCGGGCTGCGACACTGGCACGGAAAGCACCGGGACGGCTTAAAAGATGCTGAAAGCCTGCCTAAGTTTGTCAGCCAGTTTGAGCGCATGGCGCGGAATGTATCGCGCCTCGACATAATCAACTGCACCAGAGATACGGCGCTGCACGTATGGCCGCGCGGCAATCTTGAGGATCATCTGTATGGTTAAGACAGTATGCGTGCTTCGATCCGGTGGGGACTACGGGCCGGAGCATGTGCAATGGCTGGCACGGCAGGTTCCCGGCATTACCTGCATGTCAGATACGCCCGTTGAAGGTGTGGAAACGATACCGCTGGCGCACGACTGGCCGGGCTGGTGGTCGAAATTGGAGCTATTCAGGCCGGATATTGAGGGCGATTTGCTGTTTTTTGACCTCGACACGGTGGTTTTTTGCGATCCGTCCGATCTGATTCAGGCGGCAAACGGCAAGACCACCATGCTGTCAGACTTCCTGTTTCCTCAGCATCCAGCATCCGGCCTGATGTATATCGCCCAAAAAGACAAAGCTAAGGTCTGGGATGCGTGGAGCAAAGACCCACAAGGTCATATGAAGCACCCAGAAGGGCGCGGCACCAAAGGCGATCAGGGGTTTCTGGGGCGCATCCTGCCGGACGTGCAGCGCTGGCAAGACATGACCGGCGGCATATACGGTTATAACTCCAGCGTGAAGCGTACTGGCCTGCCGGAAGGCGCGAAGATGGTATGCTTTTTCGGAAACCCCCGACCGTGGCAAGCTGGCAAGGATTGGGTGCCGCCGTTATACTGATCAAGAGGTGATCTATGATCCTGACACTTGAAGAAATGAAAACGCACCTACGGTTGCCGCTTGATCCGGATAGCGAGATTGACCCGCAACTGGAAGACATCGAGGCAGCGGCAGTAGACTATGCCAGCATGTATCTGAACCGCGATATTCCGTGGGACAGCAACGGCGTTCCAGCATCCATTAAGCAGGCGCTACTGCTGCTCGTGGGCGATATGTTCGAGAACCGGGAAGGCCAGAACACCCAGGCGCAATACCACCAGAACCCAGCCGTTGAACGGCTGCTGCACTTTTACCGCGTGGAGATCGGCATCTAATGCAATCCGGCAAACTGAGGCACCGCCTGAGCCTTCAGGAGCAGGGCCAGACACAAGACCCGAACACCGGCCAGCTAGTCGTCGAATGGCAGGAGGTTGCCAAGCTGTGGGCATCTGTGGAGCCTCTGAGCGCTCGCGAGTTTATCGCCGCAAAAACGCACCAGTCTCAGATCAGTGCCAGGATTGTGATCAGGGCGCAAGACGGCATCAACGCCAGCCAGCGCCTTGTCGATACCCGAACCGGGGCGGTCTACAACATTGAAGGCGTGTTGCGTGACCCGAAGAGCGGGCGCCACTGGATGACGCTGCCGGTCAGCGAGGGCGTGAATGATGGCAACTGACGGCATCAACTATACGATGGAAGGCTTGCCAGAACTGCTTGGCAAGCTGGACACCGTGACCGACGACATGAAGTTCCGGGGAGGACGTTTTGCTTTGCGTCGCGCTGCTCAGGTTATCAGAGACCAAGCAAAACAGAACGCCAGCAAGATTGACGACCCACGCTCTGCGGCGGATATTGAGGCTAACATTGTTGAGCGGTGGAATGGCAGGCTGTTCAGGCGAACCGGAGCGCTCGGATTTCGCATAGGGATCCGTGGTGGCGCGGGAGGTAACAGGCCCGCCAGTGCTTTTGCTGGTCTGCCTGGTGGTGATACCCGCCACTGGAGACAGCAAGAGTTCGGCAACTCCAATCATGCGGCCCAGCCCTTCATGCGCCCGGCGGTGGATCAGGCAGGACAGCAAGCGGTTGATACGTTTATTAACGAGTACGGCAAGGCTTTGGACAGGGCTTTGCGCCGTGCGCGTAAGAGGGCAGGAAATTGAACATCCCCCTATTCCCCCTGGTATCCACCAACGCAGCCGTACAAGCCGCCCTCGGCACCAGCCCTGTGCGATTCTACCCGTTCGACTTCGCCCCGCAACCGGGAACGCCAGCTTATGCCGTGCCCTATGCCGTATGGCAAGTCGTGACCGGCCTGCCGGAGAACTACCTTAACTGCCCGCCAGATATTGATTCCTATAGCCTACAAATTGACGTGTATGGCGGCAGCGTGGATGAAGTGAAGTCCGCCGTGAAGGCGCTTCGGGATGCCCTTGAACCGCACGGCTACATCACCCGATGGGGCAATGAGGAGCGCGAGAAAGAGACCGGGCTGTATCGGTATGGGTTTGATTTTGATTTTTGGGTTAAGAGGTGACAAAAATGGAAGAGCTTGCATATGGATTTGTTGTGGCCTTTATCGCAACATCAATAGAGCCAAGAGGAATAAGAAAAGCCAGATGGTGGGCCGCTATGATTACTGTAAGTGCATTGTCGGCCATGTTGCGCAATGGCTTTTGATTTTTGGGTGAAGCGGTAGTAAGCTGGTTTTGCGAACGTCGGGATGACGTGCGCTCCGTTGTTGTTAAGCCCCGCCTTGTTGCGGGGCTTTCTTTTGCACCCCGCCCCGTATCGGTTATACTGTAGACGCTAGCAATAACACGTCGAGATGACGTTATTTCCGTTACGGAGGAATAACCTGTGAGTGTACTCAGTCAAGGCACCAACATATATTTCATCGACCCCACCGCCGATGGCGGGCCAGAGGTCGTACAAGTCGAATGCGCCACCACCTTCAGTCCCGGCGGAAACCCCGCTGACCAGATTGAAGATACCTGCCTCGAAGACACCACCCGAAGCTACCGCCCCGGTCTTCGCACCCCAGGTACGGCAACCATGGGCATCAATGCTGACCCGACCAACGAAAGCCACCTGCTTTTGCATGAGCTTTCCGAGATCGACCCCAGCCCGATTGTTCAGTGGGCAGTCGGCTGGTCAGATGGCACTGACGCACCGACCGTTGATAGCAATGGCGACTTTGATCTGCCAACCACCCGCACATGGTTCGTGTTTGAAGGCTACGTCAGTGACTTCCCGTTCGACTTTGCCCAGAACACAGTAGTCACCTCCGAGGTGTCCATTCAGCGCTCCGGCGGTTCAAGCTGGATTCCGAAGGTGACCCCATGAGCCTCAGTCTTGATAGCCTGGCGAAGCAGGGCGCGTTCGCAGGCGCACCGGTGGAGAAGGAGATTACCTGGACAAGCGGCGGCAGCGAGAACGCCGCTACCGTGTTTGTCCGCAAACTCTCCTACGCCGCCGCTGTGTCTGACATCACCAGCAAAGACGCCATCGCTGGCCGAATTGCTGCGTCTATCGTGGATGAAAACGGCAAGCCGGTGTTTACTGCTGCGGATGTGACCGGCGAAGCAGACCCCGAGCGCGGCCCGCTATGCCGTGACCTGACCCTGGAACTGCTCCGAGTGATCGGTGAGGTTAACGGCTTCTCGGAAAAAAAGACGAAGACCTGAGTCTAGAGGATGAGGTCTGGCACGAGCTGGTACTGTGCGGAATCGGTGGCCGGACAATCGCAGAAGCCAAGGAACGGCTCTCCTATCAGGAGTTCTGCGGATGGCTCAGGTATCGACACCAGCGGGGTAGCCTGAACCCCGGACTCCGCACCGAGTGGGCGGGCGCACTGCTTGCCAGCCTGTACGCCAACACCCATAGCAAGCGAGGCGGTATGAAGCTCTACGACTTTGCACCACACATCAACGAGCCGCCGGTTTCTCTGGAGTCTGCTATGGAGGCTTGGAAGTAATGGCTAGTCGTGGATTGGGCACGCTTACTATTTCGCTCGTAGCTGAGACGGCTGGATTTGTTCAGGGCATGGACAAGTCTGAACGTGCCACCGCTAAGTGGCGTCGTCAAGTACAGAAGGACGTAAGGCAGGCAAGCAAAGAGGCCCAGGCGCGACTAAAGGGGATTTCTGTAGCGGTAGCCGGTGCAGTGGCAGGCATCTCGGCCATGACCGTCGTTGGCTTGCGCAACGTTGACGCGCAGACAAAGATGGCCCGGTCTCTGGATACGACGTACGACTCAGTTACCGCGCTTCAGCTTGCTTTTGGTGAGGCTGGCATAGACAACTTCGAAGCTTCCATGAACCGTCTAAACCGGAGACTGGGCGCAGCGGAGCTTGGACGTGGATCTGCACTGAAGGCAGTTGAAGAGCTTAACCTTAACCTGCAAGAACTTGCCGGTATGGATGCCGATCAGAGAATCGCGGCCATCGCCGACCGGATAAGCGAGGTTGCAGACAACTCCCAGCAAGCCGCTAGATTCGCCCAAGATCTAGGGTTTGAGCAGCGCGAGGCCGCCGCCTTCTTTATGCAGGGTGGTGATGCAATCCGGGGCTACCGGAAAGAAGTTGAGGATTTTGGTCTGGCGTTAAGCGCCATTGAGACTGCCCGAGTAGAGGAAGCCAACGACGAGTTTGCCAAGCTTGGCAGAGCGAGCACTATGGTCCAGCAGAGGCTGGCTGTTGGGCTGGCCCCAGTAATAACCCAAGTTTCCAAGCACATAACGGACAGTTTCCGGGAAGCCTCGGGAACAATGCAGGACGACATCGGCGACGCCGTAAAGTCTGTCACATTGGGCATGGCCGACATCGTTGATTCATCTGCCACTGTTCTGGAAGTTATCGACAACAACCCTATGTCTGCACAGTTTGGCGTTTTGGGCTGGCTGCTTCTCGGCCCTAAGGGGGCGCTGATTGGGGCCGCTATAGGTGCCACCTTTGACATTATCGAGGAGGGCTTGGCAAGGGTAGGTGTCGGCATAAGCCAAGAGGAGGATGCGGCCAGACGCCTGATAAATGTTCAGGAGCAAATCGCACAGCAAGAGCAGATCATCGCCAAGGCGCGGGAGATTGGGCACGAGGATAATTCTCGGTTCATAACCGAGGCACAGGATCAGCTAGCAGAGCTATTAGCTTTGGAGTCTAGCCTACAAACAGAAGTTGAGGCATCCACCGAAGCACAGGATAAGTACAACGAGTTACTGAATAGAGGGACCGACAGGGCCAGCGGGTTTGCCGGTGCTCTCAGGGGTTTGGCGGGATCACTGAGAGACATTGATTGGGATTCGTCGAACCCGCCAGAGGGTGGCGGCAGTGGCGGCGGGCTTGGTGGTTTGCTAGGGGATGGCGGCATTGACGAAGCCCTTGCCAAGCGCCGCGACGCCATCCGCCAGTCGTTTGAGACTGAAAAACAGACCGTCCTGCGCATCTTCGGTGAGCAGCAGGAGGAAATCAAAGCCCTACGCGAAGCCGGCGCCATCAGTCAGATGGAAACTGACAACCTTAAGATGCAGTCCGAGCAGGCCATGTTCGAGAAGCTGCAGGAAATGCGAGAGCGCGATCTGCAGCGGCAACAGGATTACGAGAACGCTCGTAAAGCGCTGATTCTAGGTGGCGCTGAGCAGTTGTTCGGCTCAATGGCAGAACTGACCGAGCAGTTTGCCGGAAAGCAAAACGCCCTCTACAAAATCATGTTTGCGGCACAGAAGTCTGCCGCCATTGCCCAGTCCATCGTTGCCATCCAACAGGGCATTGCCTTGGCCGCCGCCAACCCATGGCCTGTCAACCTTGGCGCCATGGCGAGTGTTGCCGCTGCCACCGCTGGAATCGTCGGGAACATCCAGAGCGTTGCCCTCACCGGCATGGCCCACGACGGCATAGACTCCGTACCCAAGACCGGCACATGGCTGCTCGAAAAAGGCGAACGGGTGATGACCAGCGAGACAAGCAAGAAGCTGGATAAAAAGCTGGACGGCGGCAGCGGCGTGGTGGTCAACCTGTACGAAGACGCCAGCAAGGCAGGACAGGTGCAGCAAGGCCAACGCGATGACGGAACCACAGAGGTGAACGTGTTTGTGTCTGACATTATGAGCAACGGCCCACGCGCCAAGGCCATGCAGCGCGCCTACGGACTCAGGAGACAGGGCACATGACGCCAGAGTTAGACTTCCCGGCAAGCCTGCCGTGCTTCTTGCGTGAAGGCTACAGCCTGAACCACACGCAACCGTTCGCCCGCACCGAGATGGCAACGGGCAGGGCGCGGCAGCGCCGGACATTCCAGAGCGTGCCAAGCGAGATCACCGCCAGCCTGTTGCTGACCGATGGCGAGGCGCAGTTATTCGAAGCGTGGTTTGCCTATGATGCGATGGATGGTACCAAGTGGTTTAACGCCAGAGTCAAAACGCCTCAAGGCCTGAAGCCCTACGCCTGCCGGTTCATCGAGATGTACAACGGGCCGCAGCTCACCGGCAACAACCAGTGGCGGGTTGAATGCCGGCTGGAAATATTCGAGCGTCCGCTTACGCCGCCTGAGTGGTACGAGTATGGTCGAGAGTTTATTCTTGGCAGCTCCATCATTGATCTTGCGCTTAACCGGGAGTACCCAGAGGCATGAGCCTGATTGAAACCGTCTACGCCAGCGCCCCGTCTGACCAGGTTATTCTCCCTACACTGGAAATCCTTGTTCCCGGTGAAGATCCCATCCGGGTGGTGGCCGCTTACGAAGACCTGACCGCCACACTCGAAACAAACGAAACCGTTACGTTTCAGGCTGGCCCGTTTGAATACAAGGAGCCCAGCAAAAACACCAACGGTCAGCAAACGCTCACCTTTGCCATTGCCAACGTCACAGGGGAGGCTCAGAAGGCCATAGACGCGGCACTGTCTTCGGATGCCCATGTGCCGGTGAACTATCGCGTGTACCTGTCCAGCGACCTCTCAGCCCCGGCCAAGCAGCCGTACAAGATGATCCTGCGCGGCGGTACGTTTGAGGGCATGATGGTGATGGTTGAGGCGGGCTACTTCGATATACTGAACCATATGTGGCCAAGACGTAGATACGTGGCTTCTGAGTTCCCCGGCCTCCGGTACATGTGATGACACTAGACGACCTCTTATCCATCCCATACGTGCCAAATGGCAGGCTTGCCACAGGCGCGGATTGTTACGGCTTGGTGAGGCTGGCGCGGGTGCATTTGTTTGGCAAGGCGTGGATGCCGGAGCATGGAGCCGTCGAGGGCAGCGACAAGAAGGCGTTGACCAAGGCCATGCTGGAAGAGTCCCGCAATTACCGAGAGTGCCGACCGCACCCCGGCGCTATTGCTTGCTGTTACCGTGGAAGGCTATGCACCCATATCGCTATTGTGGTTGAGATAGATGGCAGGCCCATGATCCTAGAAACCGACGAGCCGACTACCTTTTGTTTCGAGTCTCACGGCCCGCGACTGGTACACTTGAGCCAATTTGAACGCCGCTTTTTAAAGGTTGCCTACTATGACGATTAAAGTTTATGAATCCATCATGCCGGGTGAGCCTGTCGAGGTCTACGA